TCTTCCATGTAATCACCTTCAGTCATTTCTTTTTCTTCTTCCATGTAATCACCTTCGGACATTTCTTCTTCTTCGTCTAATTCAATTTCATAAACGATATCATCTTCTTCCATATAGTCACCTTCTCCAAGGTCTTCTGTCTCACCTAAGTGTTTACCTTCTACTTCATTGGATTCTTCTTCAGACTCACCCAACTGAATCACATATTCAGTATCGGATTCATTGTCAGATAAATGAATTTCATCATCATCTTGTTTTACAATGATACCGTCTTCTTCACCCATAGCTTTGAAAACTTTTAGTATTTCATCGTCAGATGCCATAGTTAAATCAAGAGGAGATAAAACTTCTTCCTCATCATCAACTTCTAAGTCGTCACCAGGTAAATCAGTCATTAACATTTCCTCATCACCCATTTCTAACTCTTCGTCATCTTCATTATCAGAAAGTGAGTCAATATCTAATTCTTCACCTTCATCTTCATCACCAACTTCCATATCTAACTCAAGTTCTTCTTCTTGTTCAGACATTTCAGTTTCAGACGATTCTTCAACCTCTTCTTCTTCGAGAGATTCTTTTACTAACTGACTGATTTCTTCCTTCATAGTAGAAGCAAGTATTCCTTTTGCGTTGTTTGTAATAGCTTCTTGCAAATTATCCATTTGCAATAATGCCTCTTCAACTAAGTTTTTCTCTGCCATTATTTTTATTTAGCAATTGTTTATTTTACATATAAATATGTAGTTTTTTAAAAAAACTTTTTTTATCTTACTTTTATAGGAATATTTTTTATATCTGACACTCTGATATTTTTTAATCTTGTCGTACCTTTTGACAATTGAGTGAAAATACCTTGTTGTTGTAACATCATAAAAACATAGAATAAATAGTCAGAAAATATCGGACTACCCTCCTTTATCTTTACACCAATATGTTCAGGAGAGTATTCTTTAATTGGTTTTCCTACCATATTATCACTTCCTTTTCTAATCAACCAAAAATCCGCGTCTTCAAAATTGGTTTTAAAATCAACTAAATCTCCAATAGTAACCATTATAAAATTTTATTATAAATAGTATTGAACAAAAAAAATCGCCCGTAAAGGCGATTTCTTTAAATATCGGATATCGAGATATAGAATTTTACTCAAACACTTCGTCAATTTTACTTTCAACACATGCGGTTATTCTCCAGTCATATGTAAAGTCTTTAAACTTTTCAGTTACTTTAGATTCAACATCTGTGACGTTATATCCTTTAACTAATTTTTCCTCTCTAATTTTTTTTATTTTACCTGAGTTTTCATCAGGGAGGTCATACTGTACTTTCGCAACAAAATATTTTTCGTCCATTGTTATAATTTTTTTTTGTTTAATATCCTAAATAATCGTTTAATTTTTTCATTAAGTCAACACTTCTACCTAATCCACCATCAATTCTTGGTTCTTGAGAACGTAATTGTGTTTCTTCTTCGATATTTTCTTCATATCTGTTTTTATCATCTTTATTTAAAAATAAGTAAGCACCAGGTGTTGACGGCGATGATACCAAATCAAAACAAATTAATTCAAAATCGTCTTGAACCTCATTTCTTTCTCCTTTTTTTACCAAGGAACCAACACCACGTGATGATACACCCATTGTAACACCTTGTCTCATTAGGTTTGCCGCTTGGTCACCAGGACAAGACACAACACCTCTTTCATGAAATCCTGGTGATGTTAGAAGTTTTATTTTACCCATTAAAGTATTACCTTCCCACCACACTTCAGTAATAAGATGAGAAACCCTATCCAAGTCGATTAGTGACGATTCAGGATGGTTTAATTCTGATATTGATAGACCTCTTTCTATCGCCCTTTTGTATACATCAGCCTCTCTTCGTAGTATTTTTTCGGGATATACTCGACCGTTACGGTTTGGTGTGTCATATTTTTGAAGAGTAGCGTAAAACTCAAAAGGTTTAGAGTGGTCTAGTTGCCCATAAGATTCTTGAATTATTCTCGCATTACGACTGTCATTTGGGTTTATCGTTCCAGCGTCCCACTCTACTAATATTCCCTTACCTATATCATTTGGTCCTAATATTTTCATAGTTTTTATTTATAAATATATTAAACCAACTCTTTTGTTAACTTATCTTTATGTACTTTAAAGTATTTCATTCCTTTTATCGCGTCTTTATATACTGATTCGATAATAGTTTTTACAGAATTTTTTAAATTGTTTGATTTAAAGTCAACATGGCTTTTCACATAAAGTGTGATTTCCAAATTAAGAAAACTTCTCTTACCTCTTTGTATACCACTACTTCTTAAGTCCAAATCGACGATATTATGTTTTTCAAATATGTCGTAGTCCACACATTCCAATAAAATGTGTTTTATCTCTCTTTTTAAATTACCATTTGCTCTATTCCAATCATCAAAATCTTTTATAGGTTCAACCCAAGATTGTAGAACAATATAAATTGTCTTTAGATTTTTATAATCCACTGTACCGTAATAACATTTTGCATCATTAAACAGTTTTAATTTTGCTGTTTTTCCTTTTTTCATGTAAATTCATAGTATTAACTTTTATTAGTCACACATGAAAATATAGTCAGGATATATACAAATGTCAAAAAAAGTAACTATTTCGAATCTCTGTTACGTGAAAATTTTTCAATTGTAGAGAATCCTAATCCGGCACCGACGATATACATCATACCATCCCAAACAAATTCCTGTAGAGGTATGTCCATAAATATGTTCGATAAAAATGCAATACACATCATAAAAAACGCCAAAACCGTGATGAATCTTTTTGACGATTTTTGACCGTCAACATCGTTAAATAATGAATTAAAAAAATTTCTCATTCGATACCTTTATCTAACTGTTTAATTCTGTACAGTGAGATAAGGTCGTTTTGAGTGTTATTAATATTTTCGATGGTTTTATTTATCGTGTTTTTCAAATCAGTATCGTCTGACTCGTTTAATTTGGTCGATAATTTATTTAAAACCGATTTTTTAGTATTTTCTATTTCTTCAGTAATTCTTTTTTTACTCAAAGACGTATAGAGTTTTAATTCCTTTTTTTCTTGTTCGTTTAATGACGAATATTCTTTATTAAATGTATTTGTGGCGATACTTAACATAGAACTTAAGGGAATATTTAGAGATTTTGATGATTCCTTTATGGAATTAGAAGTTAAAGTATTTTTTATCCTTTGCTTTGACTCTATCAACTTTTCTAAGTTCTTAACCACATTTTTAGTATATATTTGATTGTCGATATCAGTATAGTCATTATCAACATCTTCATTCAATAGACTATCTATCCACTCTCCCAAATCAGATATTTTTTGTTGATTTTTGTTGATAATAATTTTTAAATAATCTAAAGATTCCGAGATATATTCTTCTGCAATGTCTTCGTTTAAACCTTTTTTAGTTGACAAATTATCGTATATATAATACGCCTCAGACAATTGTCTATTATTCAATATATATTTTTTAAACCCTAATAAGTTTGTTTTGAACTCGGGCTTATTATAACTCTTTACTAAAAGTTTTTCTACCTTTGATTTTATTTCTCCAAAAGAATTCATCGCTTTTTTATTATAAATATCACTTATTTAGTAATGAGTCTAATTTTTTTTCTATTTCACCCAAAGATTGTCTACCCTTAGATAAATCTAAAATGGTTTTACCATTGATTAAATCATCCTCCACCAATAAATCAAGGTCTTTATTCCTCACAAATCTTTCAACCGGAGTTTCCTCTTCAGGTGGTGGAGCAGATTCACCTCCCTCATCACCTCCTAAATCTTCACCTCCTAAATCACCTCCTAAATCACCCCCTAAATCACCTCCTAAATCACCTCCACCCATTGACGGCATTCCACCACCTAAATCACCCATACCTCCATCATCTGTGATTTCATCCCCTTCTGCGTCACCCCCCTCTGCGGGTTTACTACCATACAACTTATCTAGATTCGCGAAGATACCTGTTTTACTAATGACCTCTGAGGTCTTTTCAAGTTCACCTGCAACTGCTTTTTCGATACGTTGTTGTTGTAGGTCAAGTTTAATTTCTTCATCACTAAATCCAAGGATATGTTTTTTAGCCCATGAGGAAGAAACTGGTAATATACCCGTACCTGGATCTGTAACGGCGTCTCTATACAAAGATATTTTTTGTTGCCATTGTTCTACTTTAAGTAGTTCTGCTTGTGAGGACGGGTTTGTCAAACCGAGAGTAAAATTACCCAACTCATCTTCAAAACCCAGAAGATAAAGATGAATAATAGCAATTTTATTCAATTCTTGTATCATAGATTTTTGTATTCTGTTGATGGTACGTGCAAATCGTATATCTTGTAGTGACAAATTCTTACCATCGCCTACAACTTCTTCAAAACCTAAAAAGGCTTTGGGTACTCTCAAGGAAGTTAGTAATTTCTTTTGTATATATTCTATATCAGCAATTTCTGACAAGTTCTGTGCTCCTGGTAAGGTATCTATTGGGTTTGGTGCGTTGGGGTCTCTAACGGGTATAAAATAGTCTTGGTCTACGGCCATTTGGTTGTATCTCAAATCTACGTTACCATTAGAGGAATCTACAACTTGGTCTCTTTTGAACTTATTGGCAATTCTTTGTACATAAGGTTCCACATCGGCGTCGTCCATATTACCGACAAATACTTTAAACACTCGTCTTTCTGGTGCTCTTGATGTTCTGTATATTAACATCGCATCTTCTGACAATATAAGTTGTTTCCATATGCGTCTTCCCTTTTCCAACATAGATGTTCCGTAAGGGAGTTTTCTATCGTCACCCAATAACCTAAAATGTGCAACTTCCCATGTATTAAACTCCAAATCTTTATTTTGCCACAAAAACTTCAAAGAGTCATTATCGGTTTCTGTTGAATTTCTTTCGGGTTTCATCTTCATACCCCTTTCTTGTCGGGTAATCTCAATATTAGGTAATTGTTGTGCACCCATAACTCCTTTGTCTGGATCCAACTTAAGGTATACAAAATTATCACCATACTTACATGCGTTACGTGTCCACATGGGTAGGTTTGTATTTATATCGAGTCTGTTATTAAACAAATCGCCAAGAATAGATTTTATCCTTTTACTTTCGGAATATATCTGAAGTATGAAACCGTCTTCATCGGGTGTTGTTGATTCTTCGGCATATATATCTAGCGCGGCAGATATTTCGGGGGTATACTCCATGCTCTCATAGTCATAAAACGATGCCAAACGTGTTGGTTCATAATAAACGGCTTGGGTATATAAACTATTTTCTATTTTTTGCCATTGCTGACCAAGATATAAAGTTTGTTGTGCTTGAAGTTTTTCCTTCTCAAACTCCTGTTTGTTTTTGGTCTTTAGAAGTTCTTTTTTGTCAAATTTATAAACTGGTGATTGTTGGTCCAAAGTGGAGTCTGGCCCAAAAACCTTATTTAATCTTTGCCAAATTGTAAAATTATTATTGTCCGCCATCGGGTTTTTTTTATAAATATATGATTTCTTTAATTTAATTAAAGATTATCTTTTCATACCACCGAATAACCATCCATAATCTTCATAATCTTTTTTGGTATAACCATCAACACGCCTGTGATAGTTTTGGTTGTTGGACATAACAGGTAACCCAGGGTTAAAATCTTTGGATGTGTTTTTGTGAGGAACTTCATTGACCATCCAACTTTCCATCATCGCTCTTGTCTGTTCGGTAACCTTTTCAAGTTTTGTAAAAGAATTTTCCCCCACGTATATTGCCATGGCCATTGCCATAATCAAATCGTCGTGTTGTCCTTTTATGTGGTCAGGTCTTCCGTTGATATATACAAAAGTATTCAATTCATTTATCAATCGAGACGAACGAACGATAAAATCGTGTCTTAAGGATTCTTCAAAAGATGCGACAATCTGAACTCGTTTTGAGTTAAAGTTCAGACCTGGTATCTTTTCCATCGATTTGGGGTCGTACTTCCATTTGTCTGCCGAGTTTGTTCCGTCGACATACAAATCTTTATAATTCATCTCTTGTAACTTTCTGGCGGTAGATACTCCCATACCTCCGGTGATATCAATAACGACAAACGCCGAATACATGGTCGCCCATTTGTATGCCACTTCTGCTGCCACATCGGGTGGTATCTTACCTAAGTACTCCAATACTTGTTCTCTTTCGTCAAAATCGATGATACAAAAGGTTGTAAAGTCCTCACTATCACCACGAGAAACATCAATACCCATAATATATTTGTGACCGACAACGGGTTCTTTCCATTGCCATAATGAACCACCCATAAACTTATTTTCGGGTTCACGAATAAAATTGGCTTTTATCTTTTCTACGGTATCTGATGGTATAACATTATCACCCGACCCCAAAAAATTACACTCCAGCTCTTGGGCAATTTTACGTCTGTCAAACTTGAGTTTTTTACTCATCTTTTCAAACCATGTAGAGTATGGTTTGTAACCCTCATTAAACCTCGATGTTATCTCCTTAAAGTCCCTCTCCATAGGGTCAACAGATGCATAATCGAGAATAATCTCCTCATCGTTATATTCGTCCCTGTTTAACATATAATGGACGATATCCTTACACTTAATCAACTTTAAATCCCTCGCATAACGAGGGTCACGATACCAAAACATCTCAGTAACCTTAAAGTCGTTCATACCCCTTAACGACTGGTCGTAGATAGAATAGTATATGGGGTCAAAACCGTTGGGGGTGGAGATGACAATAACCTTACCACCAGTAGAAAGAGACGCCATACACGCAGACCAGAAGTCGTTGTCTGCCTCAATAAACGCCGCCTCATCGAATATAAGGGTCGTGGGGGTATAACCACGAAGGGCGTCCTTGGATGTTGCAACCGCTTTAACCTCACATCCGTTACTTAACTTATAATGTTTTTGTGAGTTTTTGTCTTTAGAAAAAGTAACACCAAACCAACTTGGCCATTGTTCCATAAAACCTCTAATCTTATTAGCCATCTCAACAGAGGTATCAAGTTTGTTGGCAATAATAAGTATCTTTTCAGGTTTTGATTTTGATGCGGTAACCAAACTTTTTGATACCCAAGCCGAAGTTACCGTAGAGACACCCGCCTGACGGTATTTAAGAGCGATATTTTCTTCGTGAGTATCGTAGTCGTTTATTAATGTCTCTTGGTCAGGAAACAACTCCAAAGGAACGTACTTGGACTGAGTGTTGTCGTAAGTTTGTAAATATGTTTTTAAAGCATACGAGGTGTCTTTTACACACCTCGCATACTCCAATAATACTTTCTCTTTCGTTAACGCCATACAGACATTGTAATATCCTTTTATGTCTATTAAAGACCCAAGTCACTCAAATTAATATCGTCAATATCAAAATCGTCATCATCGTCATCACCAAATTGTGACATCGCATCATCATATTCGTCTTGTCTGAGTTCTTCAATAATCTCATTTACCATTTTTTCGACCAATCTTTTACCTTCCGATGACCCTGAAATAATCATTTTCGCCACCTCAAAAAATTCATCAGTAGAGAGTGCTGAGAAACGAGAGAAAAGATAATTTTGAATTTCTCTCATATCATCCTCATAAAGTTTGTCAGGATAAGATTGTTTAAACTTGTCCCAAATAACTGGACCCAACCTCAAATCCCAAACCTCATATGGTAATGTGTCCGTTTGACCCATAACCATCTCAGCGGCTTTTGGGTCGTCAGGTAAACCCTGTGTTCCCAACACCTCATAAACACCCTTAATCAATTCGTGAATCAATATAGGGAAGAACAAGCCTTTCGCTCTAATCGTTGGAGGGTCAGTAGTGTCGTCAACTTCTTCAGAACCTTGTACTCCTTCACCACCTTCGGCCGCGTTCATAACCATTTGGTCTGGCATAATCCAATACAATAAATCGTTGATAGACATCAATACACCATATAAGTTAATCAACTCAGGATTAATGGTATTTAGTTGTTCTTCAACCATATGGAACATGTAGTGACCTTTTTTAGACGCTCCTTGAATAAGAGAATTGATAAATCTTCTCTTCGCTTTTTCCATATCAAACTTTTCAAAGGCTATCATAAAATTTTCCAAATCATCTTCCGCCTCATCTGAGTCAACACCAAACTGTTGTTCTACTTCCTCATCATCAATCTCTTCAGGTTCAGAAATCATTTTAGATGTATCAATCTGACCTGGCATAGATGTTAATTCAACATCATATTGAAAAGCATCGTCAGGAATAGACAATTCTTGTTTTACTAAATCAACCGCAAGTTGTTCTAAAAAACCTTCGTTATTAGATTCAATATCTTTCGCTTTCTGAACTGCACCCATTAAAGTCATTTGTAACTGCATAAGAGCATTTTGACCTGATATGTTTTCCATACCAGTATATCTTTTAACTTTTTCTACAACTTCCTTAAACCTTTCAGAAGCAATCAATTCTGCAAATGAGTTATCAAACTCATCATCGTCTTTACGTGGAAGAGCAGGATTATCTGACATCGGTGTTTCACCACTTGAGATTTTCCTTTCCACTTCTCTGTCCATTCTTTCAGGACCATCGTATTGAATTTGCTCTTTCAAACGAGCCATAATTTCTTTTACTGACTTACTCATCTCTAAATTGTATATTTAAGTTACTAAATTTAAGGAATTCTGGTAAATTTCCTTCATCACCGGCCTTTGGTTTTGGACTATGTTTTGGTTTGTACGGTGAACCTCTTTCAGGTTTAACGCCAGGTTTTACTGTAGGTCTAGCAGGTTTAACTTCAGTTCCCGCTTTTGGTTTTGGACTATGCTTCGGTTTGTATGGTGAACCTCTTTCAGGTTTAACACCAGGTTTTACTGTCGGTTTTGACGGAGCAATACTCGGCTGTTCTTGAAGAATATCTTTTTTGGTTAACATCTTACCTTGTGATTTCATAATCAAAGATACTATACTTTCTTCAATTTGCCTAATTTTTTCTTCTTTACTAACTTTTTTTGGTAAACCTTTGTGTTTTGTTGATGCAAAATCCTCAAGTTCTTTTTCTGTCATACTATCAACCATATCTAAAACTTCTTTAGATACTTCACTTTTTGGTGTCTCACCTCTTTTAACAGATAATGCCAAACCCATAATTTTTTGTTGTTGTTTTGAAACAGACTTTTCTTCGATTTCACCTTCAAACATGCCTAAAGTTGTGGGTGGATTTTTCTTTTTTGACCCAAATAACAAATCAATAATTTCCTCTTCATTAAACTCTTCTGTATCAGAGTCGTCATCCATACCATCAGGTGCCATATCCTTCTCATCGTGAGGTCCTTCCTGACCTGTGTAATCTTGTTCTGCGTCTTTTTCTAACGGAGTCTCTTCAGTTACCTCGACTTTATCGTCAGGGTCTAACTTGTCCTTAATATCGTCAAACTTATCGGCACTGACACTAACCATAGCCTCTTTAATAATACTTTTAAAGATTTTGTCAATATGTTGGTTTGACATTTTTTTTATGGTATCGTAAGAAAAACCTTCTTCTAAAAGTCTCACTATTTTTTTTTCTTTATTCTTCATAATCTACTAAACTTTTTTCATATGAAAGAACAATATCTCTTTCGTATAATTTATTTTCTACGGATTTTATATCTTCTCCGTACCTAAAAACTAGTCTTGTATAATTTTCGTCAATAACATATTCAGAGTCTGATTTTTCCCAACCTAATGCGATAACATCTTCTACTGAGTCATAAACAGAAAAAAAGTCTGAATTTTGAACTAGATTTAACTCAATGTCTGAGTTTTTCAAAATACCGACTTTTTTAATATATTCAACATTGGGTGGTGACGGTCTTCCCGAAGCTGGTTCAGCATCCCAATCATCACCCCATACTTCTTCTACGTCAGAGAATATAAATTCATAGATATTTTCTCCTCTATAATTCGGACCTAACTCATTGACGTAGATTAGTTTCATTGTAAATCACCGTTAGGTAATACTTTAACTTGCTTACCGTTAATATCGAATACTAAATTATTTTTATTAGTTTTACCCAAGAATTTTGTATTTTTATTTTCTTTCATCAAAAGGTCTGAAGTCAATTCCTGTTCAATTGTTTCTGACATTTCTTTAATTTCAGACATGATTTTTGTTTTTTGAACTTTTTCTGTAATAAACTTCTTAACATTTTTTGATTCAGTTTCATTTTTTTCTTCTTCAGAAATTACGAAATACTTTGATAAGACTTTATCGACTTTAGATTCTGTAAAAATCTCATCTAAAACTTCTCCTAACTCACCTTCACCACCTTCGGGTGTTTCCATATCTAACTCCAAATCCATCTCATCGTCACCACCCAAATCCATATCTCCTTCCATATCATCATAATCAATTTCCTCTTCAAAATTAGCCAAGATATCATCCTTATCATCTTCATCTAATTTTTCCAAATCAACTGCCGAAATAATAGAGTTTAACACATATTTGATATTTTCTGAGGTCAACCCTTCTTTAGATTCTAAACTTCTTAGTTTTTGACCTAACTTTCCTGTAAGTTTTTGAACAGATTTAAAAGTCGCATCTTCATCGTCACCTTCAACCTCTCCACCCATATCCAAATCTAAATCCAAATCTTCTTCACCTCCTTCCGGTGTTTCCATATCTAAATCCAAATCAATATCTTCTTCACCTCCTGTTTCAGGTGCTGGTTCAGGGCTTGGTGTTGGTGTTGTATCACCCATATCACTCATACCCGATTCTGCGGATTTGGGTGTTTTTAAAACAAACTTTTTTTGTTCTCCGATGAGGTCTATATTTTCAGATTGTTCATGAATTCTATTTAACTCACCCGCCAAAAGATTTATCTTTTTCATAGCTTGAGAATAAGAATTATGATATTTTCTGTTTTTCATAGGTTCAATATAGTCTAAGTTAGACTCGTTGATACCCTTTTTAACGATGTATCCATTTTTTTCGTGGACAATTCCGTAATAATTACCGTCTGCCAATTGTATTGTATAATCAGCATTAGATTCATTTATATTTTGTGAAGGCTCATTATAACGAGCGATTTCAAGGATACGATTAATCTTATCCATTCCTTCTAATCTTTCACTTCCTAAAGGTCTTAAATCTGCCATATTAATATTTTTTTAATTGAATACTCCGTTTCCACCGAGTTTAACATTCCCACATTGGATAGAACTCACTTCAGTATAACCTGATGTTGACTCGTCCCATTCTAAAACAGTCGCCACAGGGTGAATAGTGGGAGTATCACCTGTGTAGATTTTATATTCAGTACTTTCCGTACATGCCGTAACTGCCATATCCATAGTTTTTATAATAAATATACGATAAATCGTTAATTTTTTATTTTGATTACTTTTGAGTTAAATTTTCTTGTATTGAAAGTGTTTTATCAATAACTTCATTCTTATTATTGAATAATTTTTCAATATATCCATTACGTCTCAAATACTTAAAAACCAAATTTTCATAGGAGTATTCACCCCCTCTTTCTAATCCACTACTTCTAAACTTTTTTATTTTTTCTTTGATATTATTCAATTTCTCCAATGCAACATCCAAGTCATCGATATTATCCAAATCGTCAATGGCATTATCTATCATATCCATCCAAGTTTTTGATTTGGATTCAATCTTTTCTTTATCTATTGAAACTTTTTCAGGTTTTGGTTGTGTTAACCATTCGTCATACAGAACGGAATATACTCCGGTGGATAGATGGGGTTCATTCATGTCTTGCACATATGTTTCAACCTCATATCCTTTTACGGTAATATCGTGTTGGGAATTAAAAATTATTCTTTTTAAATTAAACAACTCTTTGAACAACTCTTCTTCGTTTCCTGTTTCTTTAAAATCATAAATTATATGTAGGTCAATATCAGAGAATTTTGACCAGTTAAAATTCGCCAAAGAACCAGTCATTGTCACGTCTTGAATAAAAATATCAAAACCAATAAAATTCATAAATTCATTTGCAATATCCAAAAGACCTTTTCTTATTTCGTCTTTCATTTTTGATTCTTCTACTTCGTCGTAGTTATCCCAAATATCAGGATTAAGAGTATCTCTTGTATAAAAACTACTTATGATATTATCGTCTTCCATAGATTATAATTTTTTGTATTCAAACTTCCTACTTATTTCTTTACTGAAAAAACTACCTTGTGATTCCGCCATTCTAAATTTTGTATATATAGAGTGGGGTACGACAGTATATTCATATTGTGTTCCGTTTTTAAAAGTTGCAATTAACTTTTTTGTTGATGTGTCATATTCTGTTTTTTGAACTGTTGATGACTCTATCTCACAAATAATTTTTTTTCCTGCGATTTTTTCTGATTTAATTGCCATGTTAAATTGTTTTTTCTATATCGGTATTTTGTATTTTACACTCACATCTATAAGAATTCTCCTCCACTTTTTTAGTATTCGGATTAGAACAAAATTCACTTAAATCTAAAACACTTAAACCATTATTTAAAGGTTTACAAACATCGTCCTGTCTTTGTGATTTGTTAAAAAATACAGTATAAGTGGGATATATTTCATAAAATAACCCAGTACCTTCATCCCTTCCTGTTTCTATAGGTTCTTGTGTGTTGTCAATATCTTTATCAATCACTTCCTCAGAATCGTTATCACCTTTTTTAAACTTGTTTTTTATAAACTCCTTACCCTTTTGAATACCTCTTTTAATTGCGTCGATGATACCCTGCTCTTCAATTTCAGATTCATTTAAACCCATTAAAGTTCGGTTTCTGTTAATTTCGTTTAAGATATTATTGTTCATCACATTTTTTTTATAAATACTACATAAAACAAAAACCCCCCACTTTCGTGAGGGGATATCTTTAGGACTTAATTTTTTTAAGTTTGTCCCTTAGTTTGATTGCGTTTTCAAAATCTTGTTTTGACACCGCTTCATCTAATTGAGACTGTAGTTCATCAATCTTTTCTTTATTTGATTCAATCGATTTAATTTTGTCTCTTATTTTTGCTGCGGATTCATAATCTTGTTTATCTACTGCCTTATCGAGTTGACTTCTCAACTCACTGACCTCGCCCGAATCTTTTACATCAGGTTTGGTGTTATACCGATAGATAGATGTTATTTGATATGACCCGTCATCAGAGGTGAATGTTTCTTTTGTCCATGTTCCATTTTCATCATCACCTGACTCGACATCTTTTTTACCTCTTACCAAGTGAGGGTTAGAAAATGAACTCATCCCACCAAACATTGAATCAAAATCAGAAAATAAATCATTAAAATTAAAATTTCTTTTACTAAACATTTTTGTATATTTTTAATTAAGTTTATTAGTAAACACATACCAATCAATACTGTGCCAAACCATAAATAAATGATGTAAACTGACATTATGTCAGGTAATGAAAATTATACTGTCATAATGACAACACTTGATTTAATGGTATTATATTTAGTATATTTATAACAACAAAAATTTTAACAATGATAGAATCTGTAGATCCGAACGAAAAATCCTCAAGACGAAAAAAAGAACAAAGTAATTCTAAAACACCTGTTTTGGATAACTTTTCGAGAGATTTGATAAAACTGTCGATGGAAGGTAAACTAGACCCTGTTGTCGGTAGAGAAAACGAAATTAGAAGAATTGCCCAAATTCTTTCTAGAAGAAAGAAAAACAATCCGATAATCGTAGGTGAACCTGGTTGTGGTAAAACCGCCATTATTGAAGGATTGGCCATGAAAATTTTTGAGGGTGATTGTCCTCAGAATTTGTGTGACAAAAGAATCGTATCTTTGGATATGACATCTATAGTTGCAGGAACAAAATATAGGGGTCAATTTGAAGAACGATTGAAAGTGATTCTTGAAGAACTTTACGAAAATCCTGACATCATCGTTTTTATCGACGAAATACATACAATTATTGGTGCAGGTAACTCTTCAGGTTCGTTGGATGCTTCCAATATATTCAAACCCGCACTTGCTCGTGGTGAGATACAATGTATCGGAGCAACAACATTGGATGAGTATCGTCAAAATATTGAAAAGGACGGAGCGCTTGAGCGTAGATTTCAAAAAGTTATGGTAGATGGGTCAACACCTGATGAGACAATGACCATCCTAACCAACCTCAAGTCTCGATATGAAGAACATCACAAAGTAATCTATAATGAGGAATCACTAAGACAATGTGTCGTTTTGGCAGATAGATATATCACAGATAGGGAATTTCCTGATAAAGCGATTGATATTATGGATGAAGTAGGT